AGAAGTTACATTTACGGACTGCTTTCCTACTTCTCTATCAGATATTCCGTTCTCTACGCAGCTAGCTGATGTAGATTATGTTGAATGTACAGCTACATTCAAATACAGAAAATTTGAAATAGAGAATATATAATGAATGCAACTTGCAGAACTAACTTTTTAAAAGAAGCAAAAGAAGGAATCGTAACAGTAGAGTTCACTAAAATTGGAACTGGTGAACTACGTGTCATGCCATGCACACTAAAAGCAGATTTGATTCCTAGAGAAGCAACAGTAAAAGATATTGATCCAATGAGTGATAATTTTGTAGTATGGAGTTTGGATAAGGACGCATGGAGATCCTTTAGAGTTGACACCGTTACAAAATGGTATATAGGAAATCCAGTTGAACAAGAAAGTCAAGAGAGCAGCTAAAGAAGCTACTAGCGATACCATACTAGGCACTATTATTAACTTCCCAATTAACTTTGCTATTATTTGGGTTTGTTTGTCGTTGTCTTTTAATGCATTACAGACTACAATAGCCTGTACAACAATAATGTTTTTCTTTGCTGTCATTAGAAAGACGGCAGTTAGATTATGGTTTGAAAAAAAATATGACACTAGAACAGATACAGGAACTATGGAGTAAGGACGCTCCAGTAGATAGAACTGAATTAGGCGAAGAGGCCATTAAGATACCTCAACTTCACAGTAAATATTTTAAGATTTATTCGACTGAGAGATTAATTCTCAAGAAGATGGAACTTGAAAGTAAACAATTGTGGAAAGACTTGTGGAGCTATTATCAAGGTCACATGGACTATGAGGATCTAACACAAAGAGGTTGGGATCAAATTAACAATATCATCCTAAAAGCAGACCTCAACATTCACATTGATTCTAATAAGGATTGGATCAATAACAATCTTAAGTTAGCTTATCAAAGAGAGAAGGTAGACTTCTTAGAGGCAATTATTAAATCGCTTAATAATAGAGGATTCAATATCAATGCCGCAATATCATGGGAAAAATTTAAGGTAGGAATTTAATGAACGTACGTTTAGTAAGCTGGTCTCAGACGCCAGTTGAAGAGCAAGACCTATCTGCACTTGATCTGGTTGCTTTCTGTGCAAGAGTAAGTAACCCAGAGAACCAGATGAATACAGAGACTAGTGAAAGGCTAGTCAAATACTTAATTAAACACCAGCATTGGTCTCCTTTGGAGATGGTTAGTGCATGTATGGAAGTAGAAACGACACGTGACATTGCACGTCAGTTTCTTAGACACAGATCATTCTCTTTTCAAGAGTTCAGTCAACGTTATGCAAATCCATTAGAAGATTTGAGTTTCGTTGTTAGAGAAGCAAGACGACAGGATCCAAAGAATCGTCAAAATAGTATTCCACTTGAACTAGATGAATACGGCTTAGGTGGAAATAAAACTCCTGATGAGATGCTAGCCGAGAAATGGTGGAGCAAGCAACGTGATGTTATTGAAGTTGCAAAACAAACATATGCTTGGGCAATTCAGAATGGTATTGCTAAAGAACAAGCAAGGGTAGTTTTACCTGAAGGGAATACGCTATCCAGATTGTATGTAAATGGTACATTGAGATCATGGATCCATTACATTCAATTACGAAGTGCTAATGGCACTCAGCTAGAGCATATGCAACTAGCACAAGAGTGTGCAAAAGCTATTTCTAAAATATTCCCTATTGATGAACATGGAAACATTAATAGTTAGTAAAGTAAACGAAGTCTATATGTCAGTAGACTGTGATGGAGGGTCTTGTTGGGAACTTCAAGACTACTTCACGTTTACAGTGCCAGGTATGCAATTCATGCCACAAGTTAGAAATAAAATGTGGGATGGAAAAATAAGATTATTCAATCCATCAACCAAACGTATTTACTCAGGGTTGTTACCTCATGTGCAAAGATTTGCATCTGAGAGAGGATATAATATAGTAATCGATCCTGCATACAATGATCAAGAATTTAGTTTAGCAGAAGCTAAAGAATTCGTTTCAACAATTGGTTTACCATTTGCGCCTCGTGATTATCAGTTGGACGCATTTGCTCATGCAGTAAAGAAAAGGCGTGCCTTGATGTTGTCACCAACAGCAAGTGGTAAATCTCTTATCATTTATATGCTATCAAAGTACTTAAACCAAAAGACTTTGATTATTGTACCAACAATATCATTAGTACAACAGATGGCTGGCGACTTTAAGTCATACGGTTATAATGAATCAATGCATTGTATAACAGCTGGTGTTGAAAAAGAAACAAATGATTTAGTAACTATTAGTACGTGGCAGTCTATTCATAAGATGCCTCGAAAATGGTTTGAGCAGTTTGATGTTGTAATAGGCGATGAGGCCCACTTATTTAAAAGCAAGTCTCTAACAAGTATTATGACAAAAACAATCAACACCAAATATAAGTTTGGGTTTACAGGAACATTAGATGGAACACAAACACACAAGTTAGTACTAGAAGGTTTGTTTGGTGCAGTAGAAAAAGTGACGACAACTGATGAACTGATAAAGAAAGGAACCCTTGCTCAATTTAAAATTAAATGTTTAGAGTTACAGTATCCAGAAGAAGTTAAACGTACTCATGCCAATGATAAATACCAAGACGAAGTAGACTTTCTAGTTCGTAACGAAGCACGTAATCGCTTCCTTAGAAATTTAGCTTTGAGTTTAAACGGCAATACCCTCTTACTGTATCAGTTTGTTGACAAACATGGTAAGCCGCTATACAATGAAATTAAGAAAAAGATTAAAGACTCTGTAGACAAAGATAGAAAAGTGTTTTTTGTCTCAGGCGAAGTCGACGGTCAAGCTAGAGAAGATATAAGAGGCATTGTAGAAAATGAAGACAATGCAATCATTGTGGCGAGCTTTGGTACTTTTAGTACTGGTGTTAACATTAAACGCCTGCACAATATTATATTCAGCTCTCCGAGTAAGTCCAGGATTAGAGTATTGCAATCTATTGGTAGAGGACTTCGAAGAGGTGACAATAAACAACAAGCCACTTTGTTTGACATTGCGGATAACCTACAATGGAAATCTAAACGAAACTTCACGTTAGAACATTTTGCAGAACGTATTAAAATGTATAACGAAGAAAAGTTTGATTACAAAATATACAAAGTGGATCTGAAAAAATGACAATAGCGTGTATCAAATTAATTAGCGGTGAAGAATTGATAGCTGAAGTACAACAAGGATCCAATCCTTTAGATATCATTGTTTACAATCCTGTTGTAGTTCACAAACAACAGACAGCAATGGGTCCAATGATGACAGTATCACATTGGCTAATGTTCACAAAAGAGAACAAAGCCACTATTAATCGCAAGAACATCGTTGCCTTAGAAGTTGATTTAGAGGAGAATGCTATACAACACTACATGAAGTTTATCAATAACAAAGGGGAATTGAACCACTTGGATAACCAAGAAAAGTTAGATGAGCTTTTACACAAACTAGATGAGTTAACAGGAGACAAAGTAATAGAAACTGATACTATGAATGAACCAGAATCTAATACCACAATACACTAATGCCTAAGAAAAGATCCGAACATTACGTAGACAACAAAAAACTATATGCAGAGATGGTAGACTATCTGAATGCAGTAAAAGAAGCAGAGGAGTCTGGCGACGATAAGCCAAGAATTCCAGAGTACATTGGGGAGTGCTTGCTTAAAATTTCAACCCGTCTATCAACAAAACCTAACTTTATTAACTACACGTATCGTGATGAAATGATAAGTGATGGTATTGAAAATTGCATAAACTACTTAGAAAACTTTAAACCAGATAAGTCGGATAATCCTTTTGCATACTTTACACAGATAATTTATTATGCTTTTTTGAGAAGAATTCAAAGAGAAAAAAAGCAGCTGTATATTAAGCACAAGACATTAGAAAGAAGTCTCGTGTTAGATGAATTAGCATCACATGGTGATGCTGGGGCGCAGGGTGATCAAGGAGCATATGTTAATCTAGAAACTCCTTACATGGTTGACTTTGTAGAAAACTTTGAACGAAAAGAAGAAGAAAAGAAGGAGGCTAGAAAGAAAAAGAAAGGCCTCGAGAATTTTGTAGATGATGATGACGAAACAATTGATTAATAAGCTACCTATTTTTGGTGAGCAGTTTATATTAGCAATTATTGGTATTGCTACACTATTTGCTACTTTCCAAGAAGTAATGGTCATGGTTAATAATATGAGCGTTCAGCTAGCTGATTTGTTCTTATTGTTTATATACGCTGAGGTACTAGGAATGGTTGGCGCATTTTATGTCAGTCATAGGATCCCAGTAACGCTTCCTATCATTATTGCAATGACTGCGTTGTGTAGACTAATTGTATTACATAGTAAAGAAATGGAACCGTTTGGACTATTAGCAGAAGCAGCAGCAGTAATTATACTAGCTGGTGCGGCATATATCATGAGCATGAAAGATAGAATGAGTCTTGAAAAAATTGAAATGAGAAAGAAGTATGAAGATAGCGCTGATAACTGATCAA